TGGTGGAGCTACAAAGCTATTTAAGTTAGATGCATCAGATTTATCTTTAGATTCTGTAAACAAAGGAAGTAAAACAATATCCAATGTTGCAAGAACAAGCAATATTGTTACGATTACTACATCAGCAGCTCATGGATATTCTATTGGAGATAGAGTAACTGTTGCTGCAACAGCAAATACAGATGTAAATGGCACATTTAATATAGATACCATTACTTCTACAACATTTACATACTCAAAAACAGGATCAGATATTGTTAGTGTTGCAGATACAGGAACTGTAACATTTCAATATGTAACTCCAGCAAACCAAAGATGGAGGTTTACACAATTTGGTTCTGTATTGATTGCAGCCAATGGTGGCAACAGACTGCAAGGTTATAACTTAAATACATCTACAACATTTCAAGACTTGAGTGCAGATGCTCCACAAGCAAGATATATAACAGTAGTCAGGGATTTTGTTGTATCTGGCTACATTAACAGCTCCACAATTTACCCAAATAGGGTTCAATGGTCTGCATTGGGAGATGAAACATCTTGGACTAATTCTGCAACAACACAAGCAGACTACCAAGATATTCCTGATGGCGGTGCTGTAGTCGGTGTTACTGGTGGGGAGTTTGGTCTTGTACTGTTAGAAAGATCAATCCATCGTATGTCGTACATTGGAAGCCCATTGGTTTTTCAATTTGACAACATTAGCAGAAATATTGGCTGCGTAGAAGCAAACTCTATTGTGCAGTATGGTGGAACTACATTCTTCCTGTCTGATGATGGTTTTTATGCTTGCGATGGGCAAAACATTATTCCTATTGGTGGAGAGAAAGTAAACAGATTCTTCTACAACAATGTCAATGAAGGTGGTTTAAACCTGATGTCTGCTGCTGTAGATCCATTCAGAAAGTTAGTAATTTGGGGATATGCATCTAATTCTTCTGCAACAGCAGATAAGATGCTTATCTACAATTGGCAGACACAGAGATGGACAAGTGGAACGATGACAGCAAATAGAGTGGCATCATCTTCTACACCATCATTTGACTTAGAAGGCATGGATGTATTTGGCAACCTAGAGCAAATCACATCATCGTTTGATTCTCAGGTTTGGCTTGGTGGAAAGATGCAGTTTGCTGGTGTTAAGAATGGCAAGATTGTTACATTCTCTGGAGCAAACAATACAGCCATCATTGAAACAGGTGATATTGAAATGCCAGGCACAACATCTGCAATCACAATGGCAAAACCAATTGTAGACAATGGCTCTGCTTCTGTTGCATTGATCTCCAGAAGGTTATTAACAGAATCCATAGTTTTTGGCTCGCAAACAGCAGCCGATGCAGAAAATAGGGTCTCAATTCGTGGTATTGGAAGGTATCATCGTCTACAATTAACACCAACAGGAAGCTGGACTTCTGCTGTCGGACTTGATGTAGAAATGAATCCTTTGGGAACTAGATAATGTTTAGAGTATTGCCTCCTTTTGGAGCAGACCAAAGAGGTGTTGCCGAAGTAGTCAATGGGATTATGAATGGCAAAACCAACAATACAGGGTCGGTAACTCTAGCGACAGGTGGAGCTTCAACAACAACGATTACAGATGCTCGGATTGGTGTAGATTCTGTCATCTTGTTAATGGCTACAGACGATACATCGGCTACAGCGTATTACCCATATTTAGCGGTTCAAGACGATACAGACCAAGCAGCGACAACGACAACAGCAGCCAATGTTATGTCGTTTTCTACAACGGATTATGCATTAGGTGCAAGTCTAGTAAGTAATACGAAACTAACAGCAGGATACTCTGGACTGTATAACATACAGTTTTCTGTACAACTAACTAATACGACCAACGATGCACAAACAGTTAGTATTTGGTTTAGTAAAAACGGAACAAATGTAGCAAACAGTAATAGTGAGTTTGGTATTAAAGCTAGAAAATCAAGTGGTGCAGCAAGCCAAGCTATTGCAGCACTAAACTTCTTTATTGCATTGCAAAAAGACGATTATGTAGAGTTAGTTTGGAGACCAAGCGACATCGGTGTGAGCATTGAGCATTTTGCTACCCAATCAACCCCAACTAGACCAGCAACACCAAGCATCATAGCCACCATGAGTTATCTATCATCGAATGGCTATACCAGTAATCTTTTTACAATGCCTTATATATCAGCAGTAACCAACGGAAGTGCCACTATTAGCCATCCAGCTAATACAGTATCAGGCATGACTCATAAATACATCATCGTAGGATAAAAAATGGCAACTACCACTACTACATCGCAGATAGATCCACTATTAGCTCCCTATTTGCAAACTGGACTACAGCAAGCCCAAAATCTATTTTTTGGTGCAAACCAGCCACAATTTTTCCCTGGTCAAACTTATGTAAGCCCATCACAGCAGACATTGACTGCATTGCAACAACAAGAGGCATTGGCTACACAACCAAATCCTATGTTGCAACAAGCTCAACAGGCTTATCAAACATCATTAGGTCAGGTCGGTCAGACAGCAGCAGGCGGTTTTTTAAACGCAAACCCCTATCAACAACAGATGATGGAGGCTGCAACTCGCCCACTTACCCAACAATTTAGCCAATCCGTATTGCCAGGCATTTCGAGCCTTTACAGCAAGTCTGGTCGATTGGGTAGTGGTTCTATGGAAAGAGCATTGGGAACGGCTACAGAGGCTTATGGTCGGTCTCTAGGGGATATTACTTCTAACATTGCTGGAACTCAGTACCAACAAGAAAGAGCATTGCAACAACAGGCACAAATGCAACAGGCTCAGTTAGCTGGTTTAGCACCTCAATTCTACAGTCAGCAATTCTTGCCATCTCAAACATTGGCTCAAGTTGGTGCTGCTCAAGAACAAATTGCATCACAGCCACTACAGCAACAATTAGCACAATACCAATTCAACCAACAATTACCTTACCAGCAATTACAGGGTTACTTGTCATCCGTATATGGCACTCCATTAGGAGGCTACGGCACGACAACTCAAACTTACCCAACCTATCAAAATACTGGTGCTGGAGTTCTTGGCGGTGCATTAGCAGGCGGTTTAGGTGGTTACGCGCTAGGTAATATGTTGCCATCTACTTTCTTAGGTGGATATGGCGGTGCTGCTGGTGGTGCATTAGGTGCTTTAGGTGGTGGTTTATTAGGAGGCGGTTACTTCTAATGAATGTAATTCTTCTCAATGTTGCGTATCTCCACCAACATTGGGAGGAGATAGAAAAATATCTACAACCTGCATTGGATGTATGCGATGTAGAGGAGTTTAATTTAGACCAAATGAAAGGATTTATTTCAAGCGGTCAATGGTTATTATTTGTTGCAGAGCAGGATAAGGCAATTCTTGGATGTGCAGTAGTTTCATTTTTAAACTATCCAAATGATCGGATTGCATTTGTAACAGCAATAGGCGGTAAATTTATCAGTAGTAGAGACACTTCCGATAAATTTAAGGCTTTGTTAAAAAAGATGGGTGCTACTAAAATTCAAGGGTATGCCAATGAATCAGTAGCAAGATTGTGGAAACGAATTGGATTTGTTAATAAACAAATATTAGTGGAACATAAATTATGAGATTTAATAATAGAGCTTGTGCCTTAATGGACATTCCAGATCTGCCACAAGGAGCTTTTGAGCATATTGGCGATAAAAAGATCAAACCTCAAGGAGGTGGTGGTGGAGGTGGCATTGTTTCTGCTATTACAGATCCAATATCTAGTGTATTAGGCACAGATGGTGGAGGTGGTGGAATCCTTGGTGCTGTAGAAGATGTTGGTCAAGCCATTGGTGGTGGACTTGCAGATGTAGATAAGTTTGTAAATCAAAATTTGCCTGGTGGATGGGTTTCGCCTGCATTGATTGCAGGTGCTGTTGCAGCACCATATTTATTGCCAGCAGCAGAAGGAGCAGCAGCCTTTACAGGTGCAACAGAAACAGGTTTAGCAACATTAGCTGGTGAAGGTGCAGCAGCAACAGCAGCACAAGCAGCAGCAGCAGAAGCAGCAGGAGCTACATTACTCAATGAGGCAGTAACAGCAGCAGCCACAGAAGCAGCAACACAAGCATTGCCATATACACTAGCAGCAGATGCAGCAAATTTAGCATCGAATGGTTTTGATGCAGCAACCATTGCACAAAACCTTACAGCATCAGGAGTAGATTCTTTTGTTGCAGCAGATGCAGCTAATCTTGCAGCACAAGGATTAAACGAATCTGCAATTGCACAAGTATTGTCTCAAGGCTATACAACAGCAGAATTAGCTGGATCAGGTTTAACATCTACATTACCATCTTTATCAAAACCTTTATTAACTGCAAATCAAGCACTAATGGGTGCTAGATTAGGTATGGGATTATTGGGTGGCAGACCAAAACAACAAATGCCACAGATGCCACAGATGGGCGGTGCATATGGAACAAGTAAGCCTGGTGGTGTAGTAGATTACTCTGGCTTATATAACCTATTGGCTTTACAAAGACCCAAAAATCCAAATTCTTTATTAGGATAAATTATGGCAATTGATCTATCAGCTTTATTCGGTCAGCAACCAGACTACTCTCAGTTTATTAGTCCTGCCGAGCAACAACGATTACAGTCTAATGCAGGACAGCAAGCTCTGTTAAACGCTGCTATCTCTGCTTTGTCAATGACAGGTAGAACAAGAGAACCTATCAGCACAGGACAAGTATTAGCCGGTGCATTAGGCGCAGGCATGGAAGGCTATAACCAATCGTTTGACAGAACGCTAAAACAGATGGTTACAGGTATGCAGTTAGAGGACTTTAAGCGTAAGCGTCAAGCACAAGAGCAATACCAAAAAATGATAAAAGGCGCAGAAGTTCCACAAGCTATTCCAATGGCTACAGGTCAAGGATCGCAATTAGAAATGCTTTCTCGCCCTGAGTTTGGTGGAGATATGGCTGTTCCTGAGACTGTTGCAGCGTTACGAGGAAACCTACCAACTACTATAGATCCAGTAAAAGCAAATGCAGCAGCATTACAATTTTTAGCTGCTACAGATCCTGGCAAGTATGCAGAACTTACTGCAAAACAAGATAATTTGCCTGCTGATATTAAATCTGCAATAGCATATAACCAATTACCACCAGATCAAAAAGCAGCGTTTGATAGAATCAAAACATTGTCTGCACCTAAAACAGTAGTTGATCTTGGTCAAAAGAACTTGGCAGAGATTGATAAGGGCGTAGTAGAAAACCTTACAAACCAAGCAGTATCTGCAAGACAGTTTGCTACATCTGCAACACAGATCAATGAACTGTTAAAAGGTAAAGGCGGTGGTAAGTTAGTTCAATTAACAGCCGATACTGCAAAAACTTTAGGATTAAATACAGATACAGTAACAGCAAACGATTTGGCTAAATCTTTAGTAGTCCAAACTGCTGTTAAAGTTAGACCACCTGGCTCTGGTGCAACATCTAATATAGAATTTGAAGCCTATATTAATGCAGTTCCAAGCCTTGCTAATTCAGAGTCTGGTCGAGCATTAATGGCTGATGCTAATAATAGGTTTGCTGAAAGAGCAGAGAAAATTGCTGATTTTTCTAGAAATCTGTACAAAAAGAATGAGTTTAACCTTACAGCAGTTCAAGAATACGATGCAAAACTTGGTGCAGTATTGCCTAAAGACTTTTACGAAAAAGTTAATAAAGTTCCAAAATCAAAAGATTTAGGTATCCCATCTGCAAGAGGTGTTAAATTTTTAGGATTTGAATAATGCCAATAGCTCGATATGAAATGCCTGATGGCAGAATAGGTCGATTTGAAGTTCCAGAAGGAACTACACCAGAACAGGCTCAAAAGTTAATTGCTGAGTCTTTGGGTGGACAAGACCAAAATCAATTAGGTAGAGATATTGGTCGGCAATTAGGTCTTACTGCTAGGGCTGCTACTACAGGTGCAGCAGGACTTCCTGTATTAGCTGGTGATGCCCTTAATACACTTATTAACCTTATTACAGGTGGTGTAGGTAAAGTAACAGGAACAGAGATTCCTAGATTACAAATGCCTAGCCAAGTTCTACAAAGAGGCATGACACAAGTTGGATTGCCAGAAGCAGAGACTAGAGGCGAGAAAGTAATACAAGATATTACTTCTGCTGTATCGGGTGTTGCTGCTCCTGCTGCGTTAGTTCAGAGAGCATACCAAGCTGGTAAAACAGCATTAACACAGCCATCTGCTGTACAAAAGTTTTTTACAGAAAACTTACCTCTACAAACATCTGCTGCTGTAGGCGGTGCTGGTGCATCGGCTGCCGGTAGAGAATATGCAGATGTTGGCGCAGGCGGTCAATTAGGTTTGGCAATGCTAGGAGGCATGGTAGCTCCTGGCACAGCAACAACAGCCATTCCAGCAGCAGGCAGAGCAGTTAGAGAGACTGTTCGCCCATTTACAGAGGCAGGCAGAGAAGTAATTACAGGCAATGTATTACGACAATTAGCAAACCAACCAGAAACTGCTGTTCGTAGGATGCAAGAGTTCCAACCACAAGTGCCTGGATACACACCAACTACTGCACAAGCAAGTAGAGATGTAGGCTTAATATCAGCAGAAACTCCTATTCGCGCATTAGATGTTACAGGCAAGTTTGCTGCACAGGCTAGTGAGGCTAATAAAGCAAGGATGGCTATTATTGATAGATTAGCTAAAGACCAAGATGCAGTTAATATTGCTATTGCTAATCGAGAGGCTGCTACTGCACCAATGCGGGAGGCAGCGTTTGCTGCATCAACACAAACACCACAACAAATACAGTCTGCTATCTCTTTGGTAGTTAATAAACAGATTGACGATATTTTAGCTTCTGATGTGGGTAAGCGATCTACAGTTATCAATGCTATGAACTTTGCTAAAAACTCTGTAAACAGAGCAGATACAGTTGGATCACTTTATGAGGTTCGCAAGGATCTAAGAGCAGCAGCACAAGGTCTTTTGGATAGAGAAGGTTCTGCATACAGTCTAGCAAAAGGACAGCTAGAAAGCGTTATTAAGGCTGTAGATGATGTAATTGATTCGTCTGCACCTGGATACAAAGACTATCTAAAAGTTTATGCTCAAAGAAGTAAAAATATTGAGAAAGTAGAAGCAGCCCAAGGCTTTAGAGGTAAAGTTCTTTCTACAATTCCTGATCCTATTAATGTAGGTCAGTTTATGATTTCTCAACCTAAATTTGTTAATGCTATCCGAGCAGCAGCAAAAGAAACAGATATGTCTCAGATGCAAGTAAAGATACTAGAACGAGTTGGCAGAGACTTAGATTCTGGTGTTCTAAACAAGTCTGGCAGAGTGCCAGGATCAGATACATTTAAGAATCTTTCTACAGCTAATGTTATCGGTGGAATCATCGGAAAACAGATGTTCGGAGAAGTACCGGCAGCAGCAAACAAGGTTGTAGCACCTCTTAATTGGCTTTACAATGGCACAGATGACCAAATTAGAGAATTATTGGTCGATGCCATGTTAGATCCCAAGTTAGCAGCAAGATTGATGTCTAAAGCATCTACAACAAACATAGAACCAATTAGTAAAGAATTACAACGGAAAGCACTAAGCCTTGGATATGGTGCTACATTCGGAATAACAGAGTAATTAAGGAAAATTATGGCATATACAAAATATTCTCTAACCCCTGCTAATAACACAGCAGCTCCGCCAGATGGCGCGCCAGAGGGGATGCTCCCTTCTGCGGTAAACGATACCATGCGCGATATGATGGCGCAGATCCGAGACGCTGGAGATGGTA